CTGTCGGGATTGCCGTCGAGCACCGTGGTCGTGACGTTATCCGCAATCGGGCCCAACAGCTTGAGGACCGTGCTATTGGCGGTCGTGCGATAGAGCCGCCGCCCCAGCACGGCGGCCGGGCCGGTCGCCATCTGACTTAAAAACACTTGCCCCACGACCGCCGTATTGGTCAGCGGCAGGCCCGCCCCGAGGCTCGCATCGGGCAGCGTATCGGTGTACGTCGTCGCCGTGTTGTTGGCGATCGTCGTCACCAGCCGGAACGAGCCGACGGCCAGCGGCGCATTGGCCGCCGTGCGATAGAGCCGCCGCCCCGTGACCGCTGGCGGCCCGATCGCGACGTCGGCCAGCGGCACGACGCACAGCGGCGCGCCGCCGCTGGTGTCCACCGTCGGCGCCAACGGGTTGCTGGCCACGCTGGCCGTGCTGTCGAGATATTCGGTCGCCGATAGGTCGGGAATCGTGGCCAGGCGCCGAAATGCCGCGCCCGCATCCGAGCGATAGAGCCGCCGCTCGTCCGCGCGCGGATCGCTGGTCGTGGGAATCGACACGACGGCCTGATTGCCGGGCGCCGTGCCAATGGGATCCAGGCCCACGCGCGCCGCGCCTAGGGCGCCATCGGCCGTCACATCGGTGTAGGACGTCGCATTGTTGTGATTGAACGTCGCCAGTAGCCGCGGCGTCGATCCGTTGGCCACGCTGCGATACAGCTTTCGCCCGGTGACGCGCGCATCCGCCGATCGCCGGAAGCCATCCGGCCACACGGTGGAAGTCCACCCGATCATCCCGTAGTAGAACGCCGGCGAGACCCCAGACTCGAACGTGCCGCCAATGACATACGTCAGCCAATAGGTATACGTCGCCGTCGGATCCAGCGCGCCGCCAAACGCCGGCGCCGGCCCGTGCGCGCCGTCGTCCAGCAGCGACACCGGCGGCGCCGGGACTTGCGACGTGATGGCCGCACCCGCCGGGCCGGGCAGCGATTCCCCGTCAGCCGTGACGATCGTCGTCTGATAGCGATACGCCACGCCATTGGCCAGCCCGCCGGCGGCTTGCTGAAGCGTCGCCTCCGTCGGCCCCAGCGGCGCCAGATGCGGTGGCGGCTGCGTCGTCACGGCCGCGCCGCCGATGTGCGTCGTTTCCCCGCTGGCCGTCACGAACGTCAGCGCGTAGTAATGCAGGCCGGGGTCCGGCCCGGCCCCCACCGTCGGCGCGCTGGCCGTCGGGCCGGTGGCTGGCGGCGCCAGCGGGCCCAACGTCACCGTGACCGGCGGCGAGGGCAGCGTTTCCCCCGCGGCCGTATACCAGCTGATCGCGTAGGCGTGCGTCCCGGCTTCGATGCCCGCCCCGCTGCGCGCTTCGGCCACCGGCGCCACCGTCGGCGCCGCGCCCGTCCCGACCAGCGATCCCGCGCCGCCGACCAGCACGCCGGTATACGTCAACCGCTGCTGCCCCACGACCGCCTGCCCGCCCGTCGTCGGAAACATCACCGCCGTGCGCACGGGGATCACCGTCTCGCCGGGCCCCACGACCGTACTGACCGCCGAGCCCATCCCTTCCACCAGCACGCGCGTCCGCACCTGTGAGAGGTCGGTTTCGACCCGCAAGTCGTCGAAGCGTTCGCCGGGCACGAGCGGCGCCGGCACGTCGCCGGGTTCCTCGAGGAAGAAATGCAACGCCTTCGTATAGTCCACGTACCAGTAGCCGCCGATGCGATTCGCCAGGCGCGTCAGCGCGCGGTTCATTTCCTCGAACGTGAAATCGATCGCGACGGCCGGGAGGTTCGGCGCGACGTGCTGCGTGGTAAACCCGTCGGCCGCCCGGCTGGCCATCAGGTCCAGCACGATCGCGGTCGCCGACTGCGTGCCGTAACTTTTCAACACCTTGCGACGGTTGAGCGCGCGGGTGTAGTCGGTGCACGACAGGTGATACGCCACCAGCTCGGGCCGATCACCTTCGTAGAGCTGTTGCACAACCACGATCTCGCCAGCGAAGAGCCGCGCGTCCGGCGCCAGCGTCCCGCGGTAGATCTCGATCGGCTGCCCGCGGCGGATCGCCGGGTACAGCGTCGGCACCGGCGTCGTGACGAAGGCGCCGGCGTCAAAGGCGGGCGGATAAAAGGCTGCGGTATCGGGCGCGTGCGGGGTCTGGTTCACCGTCAGCGTGGCGGTATTCGGTTCCTCGTTCAGCACGTCGGTGATCACGAGATCGGCGATCCGCGTCAGCGCGGACGCGAGCAGCCCGTCGATCACGACGTGGATCGGCGCCGCGGCCATCCTACGCGCTCGAGAGTAGCCGCTGGCCGCGCATGGACTGCGCCAGCGCATCCCCGACCACCTGCGTAATCGCCTGCCGCGTCTGCGGGTCGTTCGTGCCCAGCATGCCGGTCATGGAGATGTTGACCACCGTCCCGCCCGCCCCGCCCGGCACGAGGCCACCGAACCCGCCCGCGGTCCCGGTGCCGATGCCGGCAAACGCTTGGGAGGCGTGCGCCGCCGCCTTGCGCGCCGGGTCCACCATCACGCGATCGAGCTGGCCGAATTCCTTGGCGATGCCGGTGATCAGGTCGGGCACGATCGAGCCGCCGACGATTTGGGCACACATCCAGCGAAAAATCGCCACCAGTTGTTCGCCAATGAGTCGGACACTCCCCAGCAGCGTCGTAAACCGATCGACGATCCACAGCTTGATCCCTTCGTAGACCTGTTGCGCCAGCGCGGGGATCTTGCCGAAGGAGTCCCGAATGATGGCGTAGAGCTGCTTGGCCTGGTCGCCCGCTTTGTTCCAGTAGAGGATCGCCAGCCCCACGGTCCCGGCGATGGCCACGCCGAACGCGGTCAACACGATCGTCGACGCGCCCAGCGCCGCGCCCAATCCCGTCGCGCCAATCACCGTCACGACCGCGGACAGCGGCCCGGCCAGACTCGCGATCACACCGCCCAGCTTCACCACCGCGGCAATCACGGTCTGCATCCAGTCGGGTAACTCCTGGAATGTCTGCATCAGCGGCGCCATCCGCTCGGTCACGAGCTTCCCGATCGTCTCGTCCAGCTCGCCCATCTGGTTCGCCATGTTCTCGACTTGCCCGTTGTAGGTCTTCAAGTCGTTCTGCGCGGCGTTGCCGGTCTTGGTGTTGATGGCCTGCAACATTTCCGCGGCACTCATGCCCGGCTTGTACGCGTCCCCTAAGACCTGCTGTAGTTTTTTGACCGGCCCCTTGTCGGCCGACATGTTGGCGAGCGACGTCGAGACCAGTTTCGCGGCGGATTCCAGGTCGATCTTCAGCGCGCTAGCGAGATTCGTGGTCGCCGTGAGCGCCAGCTTCATCTGCTCCGGGCCCACTTTGCCGATCGTGGTCAACGTCGCCGTGATGTCCACGATCGCTTCGTCGGCAAACCGCGTCGTCTTCTGGAATTCCCCCGCCATGTCCTGATACGACTTGATGACGGCCGGCGTGGCGTTGCCGGTCGCGTGCAACGCCGTCGTCAGGCGGTTGACGGCCTCCTGTTCCTCGGTGAACGCCTTGATGAACGGCTGCGCCGACGAGACGATCGTCGTCACGACCTGATTGACGGCTTTCGCCGCGGCGACCGCCTGCTCCTGCGTCAGCTTGAAAGATTTGTCCGCGGCCGGGCCGACGGTTTCCGCCTGCTTCTGGAAGCCGGCCATCGCCGCGCCGGCCTCCTTCGTCGCATCGATGAAGGAGCTGAAGTCGGCCAGCAGCGTAGCGGTCAGGGCCATGACGTTACCGGCGGCGCGTGGTGCGCGCCTGCTCGTCCACGAGATACGCGATCAGCTCGTCATAGACGCCTTGCGGCACGTCCTGGAGGTCCGTCCACGTCCAGCCCATCACGCGACAGACGTCAAAGTCCTGTCGGGTCCGGTCCCGCCAGAGAGGGTTTTTTTTTCGGCCTCGCGCGCCGCCTCGGTCGCCGCCTGATGCGCCTGGATCGCGCGCTGGACTTCCATGTAGGCCGCGCTGTCGAGATGATCCAGCGCCGCGCGCACGACCGCCGGCGGCTGGTCGGCAATCACCAGCGGGCGCCCGTCGGCGTCCTGGAACGACCAATCGAGCAGGTAGGCCAGGACCATCGCCTCCCCGGCGGCGATCGGATCGAGTTCCATCTGCGGCGTGGTGCCCGCCGACAGCGCCAGCGGGCGCGTGGCGGCCCGCAGGAAGGCGCGATACTCGCCGGCGGTCAGATCCTGCTTCACGATCAGGAAATCGCCCTGGGACAGTTCTAGGCGTTCGGTCGCCGGGCGTCGGACGCGAATCGACATACGGTCAGATCCCTTTCAGCGTGGCGACCAACGTCCCGCCGGCCACGCGGTGCGCGTCGATCGTCCAGCGCCACGCGCCGCCTTTGTGCGGCGCCACGAACATCAGGCCGGGCTGCGCCAGCAGATACGGGTCACTGGTGACGATTGTCCCCGTCACCTGCCACGCGCCGGTCAGCGGCTCGCGCGCCAGCCGGTAGCCGGTCACTTCGGCCGCGGTCAGACACGCGGCCTTCACCAGTCCGCGCGCGCCGCAGAGCGTGCCCGCCTCCAGCATTTACGCCGCCGGTTCGGCCCGCTCGCGATCCGGCTGCCGCTCACGTTCGCGCCGATCGCGGTCCTGCTGCTCGCGATCGCGCTGCGCCGCTTCCATGCGCGCCATCAGCAGCGTATCGGGCGGCTCGATCGTCCACGGCCCGGCCGCGACAAACGAGCCGGTGATCGTGACCGCACCATCCGCCGGGCACTCGAGCCCCGCCGACAGGTAGGCCAGGCCTTTGAACATATGGGTGGGCGTCACCGTGGACGGAATCAACTCGAGCATCACCGGGACGACGCCCATCGCGATCCGCAGGAAGTCCGGCGACGACAGCTCATCCCACACGCCGCCGATGTCGCCCTCGACGTTCGGCAGGCCTAAGACGTACACCTTGTTCGTGTCGCCAAAGCACGTCACGTCTTCCTTGTCACGCTCCAGATCCAGCGTCCAGTTGTTGATGGACGCGATCGCCACGGTCGTACTGCCGCCCGTGGGATCCATCTTGATTGAACCGGTGCTGCCATGTCGTCGGGCCATCGGGATACCTCACGCAATCGGATAACTCATCACCGCGTACTGCCCGCCGCCGTGGTGCCACGTCACCGCGTTGATCGGG